CCCATTATTCCATCATCCCCCTCAACCAGTAACTTCATGTTCTTCCAATCCAAACCGTGCTGCTTCGCAATGTACAAACTATTCATGAGATTTGAAAAGCCATTGGCTAGTGATGTCCACATATCCCCAGACATTCTGGTACCTATCACTCTTATCACATACAGTTTATTATGCAACACTTCTGTCCTAGGCACGTAGCACCTCCTAAAGGGCCCGTCCTTCTCCAACTGTAGATATTTAATCTCAAAATAGCACTCCATCACAAAATCAAGAATGATTGGATTGTTTTTGAAAACGTGCCGCCATAGCATGCACTCACACATATCCGTGTACCTCGGGTTAAAACCCGACTCAAAGGATTTATAGTCGGTGCCCAAATGATGAGCCATCGCCGCTATATCCTTCATCAATTCCGGCATTTCATCAATTCTTTTACCTTTCACAAAAAATCTGGCCAATTTGCTCTTGTGGAAAATAACTTCTTCCGCAAGGTGTATGAAACCACCAACGGTCCCTTTGTAATTGTCAGGTCTCGAATTAATGTACCTCGGGAATTTCATTTCAGGATATGGTTCGCACTTAATATGCGACAACATTTTGAAATCATTCTTACGCAGCTTCTTCCCTGTCCGTTCACTAACGGTCACGTGGGCAGCTCTTACTTGCCCCTTCCGAACTTCACTGTACGAATGGTTGTGAGTTAACCATTTTTCAAGAACAGCTCTTTGATCGGGCATAAAAGGCAGTGGGTCAACACCCCACTGCAAAACCTCGTTGACAAACTTGCCAAAGTCATCAAAATCCACATCTGGCGTTGGCATCATCGGGCCTAGACGCTTTCGGAATGCGCCTATTAAAGACAGTTTGTCTGTGGGGCTCGCAAAAAATGGCACGTCCCGAAAACCAGGTGCCAAATTAATCCCATACACTCTCTCCTCCTTCTTAACCCCCTTCCAGACAAACGGTTCATGCTTGCCTAAGGCATCCATTCTTATTGGGAATCTGTTCTCGTAGTCATAGTACTTCCGTTTCTTCTCGATCGTCCTTTCAATCACCTTCCATTGAAAAGCAACCCTGGGATCACCCTCAAGGCTGTACAACTGTTTGACTACTACTTTACGCTTCTCTAGAACAAAATTTGTGTTACCCAACA